GCAAATCACTCAAGAAAAAAGAGATTCGAAACAACAAAAGGAACTTCTTAAAAGATATGTCATGGTAAAAGAAATGGAAGCTCTGTTTAGTAGAGGTGTGTTTAGATAATACTGTGACAAATATATCACACGCAATAATTAATTTACTAAGTAGTTGATATCGTTAGATATTTAATTGCATTTAATCCTTTACAAGTGATGAAAACGATGGTATAATAGAACTATAAAATAAACCAAAGCGGAGAATACTAAAATGAAATATATTACAGAAATGAATTTAGATAACGGAATCATCCTTGCTGGATTTGGAAATACTGAGGAACAGTCAATTACATCGGCTACTCAACAACTTCCTTATACAACTAATGTTCGAACATACACTACATCGGATATCGCGTTCCTTGAAACTAATAAATTACCTGATGGGCATCAACTTCCTTGGGCTCACAATAACCAATTACCACAATAGGAGATATCTATATGCTTTATAAAACTGTATTGAAGACCAAGACCCCTAATAATACTACCTTCGAGAGGGTATACACATGCACCTCAAAACATAATTTCATTGAGTCTGCACTGACTCTATGGAAACAGTACGATAAGACTCCCGATGAGTCTTTAGTGTCTATGGAGACCACGGAGATAGAATGGTCTCGAGATCTTAAAGCTTATAGCCATACTGGTTCTATATGATTACCGAAAGAGATGTTATCAGTGCTATAAAGATGTGTATGAAGGAACTTCGTAAAAAGAAGTATGAATTAAATCTTACACCTGACGCCACAAAAAAAGCATTAAGGTACCTGAAAGTATACAACCGAACAAATGGTTCATCGTACGGAGGTTTCTGTTTATTAAAGATCAACCTTAAGTGTTGGCAGTTTGGTAATAAGCGTTGGTCTGAATATAAAAGGTTTAACAATAATAAAGTGATTGGCGCTATTGATGTAACCGATGACGATGATATCCTACTGTTATTAGTTGCTCATGAGGTATCACACTTTGTTCAATTCTCTTTTAGAATGCAAATGCCAAAGTATATGGCAGAAAAGTCCTATTCTGATAAAGGACATGGAGAGTGTTTCCAAACAATATATCGATACCTTCGTCAAAACTTGGTCAATCCAATAATTGAAGCAAAAGCAGAATACACAAGAGTTGCAGCATTAACTCAATTATTAGCGGATAGAGAAATTGATATTGGTATGGCATTTAATATTGCTAAATCAAAAAGAGTCCTTGCTGATAACGTTTAACATGTTAATAACAAAATTCAAATTAAATGCATTTTTTCCTTTACATTAAGTTAAAAGTGTGGTATAATATAATTATAAAATGAAAAAAGGACTTTAATATGAATTATGAAATAGGACAAGAAGTTTGGGTTACATTAAATGCTCCGGAATGTTATGGAATTGCATGTACCGGTACAGTAGTTGGTTTCACTCCTAAAAGAATTAAATGTGAAGTAAATGGTTTTATTGCTAACTATGCTTCTACAAATGTTGAAGCTAAGGAGATTGCACATGTTTAATAATTCCACTGCTGCTGCAGCATTAAAGCATTATTATGAAAATAATAATATAGAAAATTTTAAGTATGGTGATATCGAAGGTAAAGCTGCATTCGAATGTTACTGTGCACATAATGATGGATTCTTTCTAGAATTCACATGTGCTTATCTTGATATCATAAATGATATTCCATCCACATATCCGAAATTACCAGAGAGCGTTTAACATGTTAATAACAAAATTCAAATTAAATGCATTTTTTCCTTTACATTAAGTTAAAAGTGTGGTATAATAGTACTATAAAATAAAAAATTAACTATTTAACGGGAGTTTATATAATGTTAGTTACAATCACTTTTAATAACGATCACGGTGGAATACCTTACACTGCTGCATCAGTCCAGACACCTTGCACAAACCATACGGAAGCTTTAGATTATGCTTTCGAAACAACTCAGAATTACGGTGATTCTTGGTGTGAAAGTAAAAATAATCGAATCTCAATTGCTCATCACAAGTTTGATGGATCACGTCTTCGAAGCTCAATGGTTGGTGATGAATTCATAGTCTGGTCCTCAAATAAAGAATTTAAGAAATTCATATGTGAAAGAGTTGGTTGGAAGGAGGTAGCGTAATTATGAAAGCAGAACACATGATGAATTCAATGACTATGGCAAAACTCACTACATACCAAAATGAATACACTTCTTTAGTAAAGTTACCCAATCCATCTGATGATACTTTAGATCGAATTGGATTACTCGAAATTATCTTTACTAAACTTGATCAAGGTAGAATTTTAATAAGAAGTGCTGCATGAAAAAAATTCAAATTAAATGCATTTTTTCCTTTACATTAAGTTAAAAGTGTGGTATAATAGATCTATAATAATTAAAAAGGAACAATTTATATTATGAAAAAAATATTAGCAATAACATCAGTCTTAGCATGTGTCTTACTTATCGGCACAATCGAAGATCCATGTACAACCGAAGGTCTTGCACCAGGTTGTATCCAACAAAATTCAAATCAATAGCCTTAGGAGGAATATATTATGGCACATCAAGTTGAAACAATGGCGTATGCAGGTAAAGTGCCTTGGCACGGCCTAGGTGTAGAAGTCAGTAACGATCTTACACCAAACCAAATGATGACGAAAGCTGGTCTTGACTGGACGGTCGATCAGGTTGACTCATACGCAACTCTATCAAATGGTAAGAAAGTTGCTACAGGCATGAAAGCCTTAGTAAGAAGTTCAGACGATAAAGTCTTAACTAACATCGGTCAGATCTGGAATCCTGTTCAGAATGAACAAGCTTTTGAATTCTTTTCAGAGTATGTTCTTGCTGGTGATATGGAAATGCATACAGCAGGTTCACTTAAAGGTGGAAAGATGGTATGGGCTTTGGCTAAAGTCAAAGAATCATTTGATCTTTTCGGTGGCGATAAAGTCGAGTCTTACTTGCTTTTCTCAAACCCTCACTTATATGGTAAGTCTATTGACATTAGGTTTACACCAATCAGAGTTGTATGTAACAATACACTTTCACTTTCACTCGATCAAGAAGCTCAAAGATCAGTTAGAGTTGGTCATAGAGTTGAATTTAATTCTAACGAAGTTAAAAAAGCTCTTGGTATTGCATCCGATAAGTTGAAGACTTATAAAGAAATGGCAGAGTTTTTAGGTTCTAAAAGATACAACATTGATTCTCTTATTGAGTTCTATAATAATGTTTATCCAAGAACTGCGGATAAGAGAGTACAAAATAAATCTCTTTCTATGGAGACTCTTTCTAAGAATGCTATTGCATGTTATGATGCATTGGAACAACAACCCGGTGCAAAGTATGCTGAAGGTTCTTGGTGGCAGGCATTCAATTCAGTAACGTATGTTACAGATCACCTACAAGGTAGAAATTCTGATAACAGACTTTACTCTTCATGGTTTGGTGGAAACCAGATTAAAAAAAGAAATGCTCTTAATACAGCATTAAAATTTGCAGAGAAAGTATAATGACTGACGGTCCTCTGCAAAGAGCTTTTGATCTCCTAGATACTGACGGTGTCGTATCTAGAGAGCTCATCACCTATAGAATACGAGACGGTATAGTTATAAAAGAAACTGTACAACGCAGATACACTAAAAGTAACTACACCGATTCAACCAAATCTCAACCAATAACTATAACGGAAGGAAATTAGTATGTTAGCACTATTTTTAATAACTGCAATCATTGGTATCGATAATAAAGAGTTTATAAATACTTCAAGTGCACAACTCACAGGAGGATACAACTGGACCTATGTCGGTAAGCAAGCACCGTCTGGCGTCCCTGCGATAACCCTTGAAGCGAATGGTGAAGAGTATATATTATGGAAGCTTAAATAATGAATACATCACGGAGTGTCTTTAAAGATACTCTAGCCATGTCTATGGGAATGGATAGAGTATTAAATGAAATTAATTTTTGGGAAAGCAAATCTAAAAAAGTTAAGTCTGTAAAGAAAAGACTTGAAAGATTGTATACAGCTCGTGTACAACTTACTGAAAATCCTAAAGAGTCAAAAAATTTAGTTGATCAATTAGAGGAGATAAACCAGAAATGAAAATACTAAAGTATATTGCATGCGCTAGCTTAGTAATGACAAGCTCAGCATATGCTAATCAAGTACAAGATCACTACAAGTCTATTATAAGTCAAACACCTTATAATGTTGAAGTTTGTAGAGATCATGCCACATCAGGCGACAAGACCGGAGATGCTTTAACCGGAGCAATCATCGGTGGAATATTAGGTAATAACATCAAAGGAGAAAAAGATGGTGGTGCAATCGGAGCTATTATTGGCGGCATGCTTGGTCATTCAAATAGTAGCGCTACTGGCAATACTAAGAGAATCTGCAGGAATCAAACGCGTTATAAGGAAGAGTCTCGAAGAGTCTACTCACATTCGTCAATCACTTTTCAATACGAAGGAAAAGTACACACAGTCAGGTTCCAAAAATGAAAAAGCATAAGTTAGAAATGATAGCCGCATGGGCAAGAGAAAATGGAATTCGCGGATACGAACACTATGATCCTAACTATCGTCCAGAAGATAGAAAACGTAATAATTCTTTTCAAAAGAAAAGGTTTAACAAAAGTGTAACATTCAAGAGAAGTGGCCGTTAATACATAATAGTATGAATGAATTAATCAAAAAGGTTAGCAAAATGGAACTAGGTAATCCCGTAATCACGGCTCTTGTCGGACTTGTAGTTTTTTATATAGGTCTTAAAATGTTTTCCGGTGGAATGAAATCCATGGGAAACCTAGAACATCTTAACTTTTTTATTCATAATCCTTATTGGATGTTTGCTGGTGGAATTGTCATGACATTGTTGTGGCAATCGTCAAGCCTTTCAACCACTGCAATAATTGCCCTTGTGGCATCAGGCGCTGTCCCCCTTCCTGCAGCAATTGCCGCTGTTCTTGGCGCCAATATTGGAACGACTGGTACAATTTGGTTGGCGGGACTTCTAGTTTCTGACGGTATGCCTAAAGGTGATACCCTCAGAATAGCTATAGCTCATACTGGAGTCAATCTCTTAATGGCTGTAGCATTACTTCCATTCGTTGGACACATAGCAAGATTTCTTCTTCGATTTTAAAACGATTTAAAAATTAATACTGCGCCCATAAGGGCGCTTTTTTAAGTTGTAAACTATTATAAATAGAATCATGTTAAGACTTAAATCGTACATGAGATACTTGGAGGAGCGCATGATACTCGAATTTTCGAAGATGCCGCCAGGTGAATGGGAAAAAATAAATTCTCAGACTAAAGAAACACGTATAGCTATACTAAGAAAGATAGTTAAAGCTGGTGAAGCTATTCCATCTATTGCTGGTAAAGAAATAATAATAAAAAATACACCAGCAAATAGAGAAGCAATTGATCGTTTAGAAAAAGAAAAGAAAACACAAGAATTTGAAACAAGCACTGGATCAATTAAGTCAAATGAAATCGGTAAATCAAATGTATTTGGTGGAGCTACTGGAGGTTCAGGCGGAGGTACACAGCAAACTGCACATGCAGAAATAACGCAGTGTGTTTATTGTCAATTTATGGTTAATAATACTAGAGCTACATTTGAATCTATACAACCTTCAGATTTAGAAAAAGCATACAACGCAACATTTGTAAAAGGAGCAACCTTTCAACAAGTCATGGATTTAGATCCATCGTGGCATTGGTCGGGTTATTGGACAGCTCAAGAACTATTAAAGAAAAATTTAATTAATAAAAATATGTCATTCCATCGTGATGATAAAGTTATGAATGACATTTATAAAGTCAAAGATGAAGCTCTTAAGAATTCTCAAATGAATAAGTTAAGTAATGACAAATGGAACCCAGGTGATATATGGGCAATTACAGATAAGTCAATAGCTAATAAACTACCTAAAGGTTCTATTCAAGAACTCAATCAAGCACTCGTTAAATTATTTCAATCAAGAAAATTAGTAGGTATATCACTAAAGAAAGTTCAAACTAAAAAAGGAATAAAGCTTTCTATAGAAAACAAAGATGAAAGTCTTGATGTTCATAAGTTTAAAGGTGGACGATTGATGGCAACCTTTGCTAGAAAAGGTTCTGAATTCTGGCGAGGTAAAGCAGCTAATATCGAGTTTGATGGTGGTAAAGCCGCGATTCGTAATAAATCACAGTTTGCTGCTTTAACATTTGAATTAGAATTAAAAACTGCAAGAGGCGGCGGCGGTGGATATGCACAGATAACTGATTCAATTAAAAGAAGAATTGGCAAAACATTACCATCAAATGCTGATTTGAAAAAGATGGCAATGGAATTAAATAAACAAGGTGAAAAATCTCGTAATGCACTACCTATCTACAATATGGTTAAGAAGATACATCCTACAGTTAGTAAAGAAGAATTTATGGAAGGCTTAACTACAAAGCTTGCAAATGAAGTGCATAGTAAAATTGCTTCAATACATGTGTTGTTTCATTTAATTGATAATATGAGAAACGGCAAAGCGGATTTAGTTATAACTGATATGGTGAATTATGCTGGTTCTAAGCTAGACATATCATCAATCTATGCAAAGGTGTATGAATAATGAATTTTATAGAATTTATATCAGAACAAAAGAATACACACATGACTCACATCGAAGATAAAGTACTATATGGTGGAGTGGATGGAACAAGACAAGCTATACTTGCTTTACGTTCATTGAGAGACATGTTGGCAGGTGTTAAAGATGGAAACGTTAGTGTTAAGTGGGACGGTGCACCCGCTGTTTTCGCTGGTACTGATCCTCGCGACGGTAATTTTTTTGTGGCTAAGAAAGGGATATTCAACAAATCTCCAAAGGTGTACAAAACTGATTCTGATGTTGACGACGATACTGGCGGTGATCTTAATGCTAAACTCAAAGCCGCATTAAAGTATTTACCTGAACTTGGTATTAGAGGTGTAGTACAAGGTGACTTCTTATTTGATTCGAGTGAGGTAAAAACTAAAAAGTTAAAAGGCAAACCTTATGTAACTTTTCATCCTAATACAATTGTATATGCAGTGCCTTCTGGAACTGAAGCTGCCAAGAAAGTTAAAGCTGCAAAGATTGGTGTAGTGTGGCATACTACATACACAGGTAAAACATTTGAAACAATGAAAGCATCATATGGTGTGGATACTACGAAGTTTAAGAATACTAAAAATGTTTGGTCACAAGATGCAATGCTTAGAGATATGACTCAATTTACTATGACTAAAAAAGATACGGAGGAAGTCAATGCACATCTTAGTAATGCTGGCAGGATTTTTAATAAAATTTCTAGTACTACCTTACGTACTCTCGAAAATAACCAAAAGCTTGCTCAACTTATTGAAACATTTAATAATTCTTTTGTACGAAAAGGTGAAGTTATTGGTAACACCAAGACCCACGTTTCGAAATTAATATCACACATAAAAATGAAGTTTCAAAAAGAGATAGATAGTAGAAAGAGCGAAAAAGGTAAATCAGCTCAAGTACAAAAATTAAACGATATACTTAAATTCTTTTCACCACAAAACAAAATAAGTTTGGAAATGATGTTTGAATTGCAGAAATCTATAGTTCTAGCAAAATTAAAAATTATAAATATACTTAATAAGCTTAATGGCGCACAAACATTTCTTAAGACTCGTGATGGGTATAAGGTAACGGGTCAAGAAGGGTATGTGGCCATTGACAAACTTGGTGGTGATGCAGTGAAAATAGTTGATCGTATGGAATTTTC